TCGAGGACGGCGCACCACCCCTCGTACTGCTGCGGCGTGATGTCGGCCGATCCGTCGTAGTACGCCACCGGACCGCCGTAGACCTCGGTCATCGGGCCGAAGGTGTCGAGCACCTCCCGCAGCGTCGAAGCGAGCACGGCGGCGCGGTCGGCGGGGGCGCGCTCCAGCACGGTGCTCGCGGCGTCCGGTTCCGGGCACCCGATGAGCGAGCACGTCACGTACCCGCCGTCACCGAGGAACAGCCCGGTCGTACCGCAGGCGGGGCAGCAACCCTTGACGAGCGGCAGCCCGGAGGCGAGCGGCGCGGGAGAGGTGGTCGTGGGCTGCTGGTCGGTGGTGCCGAGGACCAGCCGGGCCGAGGGCTTCGGCAGCACGGCCAGAACCGCATCGGCGTGCTCGCCGTACTCGTCGGGCTCCATCAGTTCGTCGGGAAGCCAGGTGAACCCGGACGCCTCGCAGATGGCGCGGCGGATGCGGTCGCGCAGGGTGGGTGTGGTGTCGGGCATCAGGGACTCCTCGGTCGTCGGTACGGTGGGAACGCGCCCCGGCCGGATAGCCCCCGGCCGGGGCGTACTGCGTGTCACGGGGTGGTGTTGGCGTTCGCCAGCTCCAGCAGCACCGCGGCGTGGCAGTGGTCGGGCTGGCCATCGGCGGGGAGCGGGCAGTAGCAGGCGAGGTTCTTGCCGCGCAGCTCGGGCAGTGCGCCAAGGAGGCGCCTGCGGGTGGCGGCGGCCTCGGTCCCCATCCACCACTGGTCGGAGCCACGCACCCAGGACCGGAACGCCATGTGGCAGGCCTCGCGCGCCTGCTCCGGGGTTTCGGCGCCAAGCCACTCGATGGCCCCGGCCAGGGTGAACGGGTTCCCGAACCGGCTGGGTCGGGTGACGATCACGGTGTTGCCGGGCTTGCGCCAGCCCTTGGTGCGGCGGCGCTGAATGCGGACGGGCTGTTCGGTCACGGTGTGCTCCAGGTCGAGTTGCCCCGGGATGGGGTCGGGTGGCGGGGTGTCGAGGAGGGCACGGGCCCGGGCCAGGGCGGGGGTCACGCGGTGGCCCCCTGGCATTCGCTGCACGGCGCCGGCGTCGGACCGGTGGCGGCGGTGCCGCAGGGCCAGGCACCGGGGCGCCGAATGTGAAAGCAGGGCTTCTCTGGCTCGGCCTGGCGCTGCTGCGGCATGACGGGGGCGACGCCTGCGGCCATGAGCAGCAGGGCCTTCAGGTCGCCCTGTTCGCGGGCGGCGACGATGTCCTCGACGGACGGTTCCCAGGTCATGTCTGGGCCATGTCGACGAAGCGGGCGTAGTGCCCCTGGAATGCGGTGGTGATCGTGGCTACCGGCCCGCCGCGGTGCTTGCCGACGATGAGGTCGGCTTCGCCGGCCCGCGGGGATTCCCGCTCGTAGGCGTCCTCGCGATGGAGCAGGATCACGATGTCGGCGTCCTGCTCGATCGCCCCCGACTCGCGAAGGTCGGACACCATCGGCCGCTTCTCGGTGCGCTGTTCCGGCCCGCGGTTCAGCTGGGCCAGGACAACGACGGTGATCTGGAACTCCTTGGCGAGGAGCTTCAGCTGGCGGGACATCTCGGAGACGGCGACCTGCCGGGACTCGGCGCGCGGTGCCTGCATCAGCTGCAGGTAGTCGACGACGACGAGGCGCAGCCCCTCGGTGCGGACCAGGTTGCGGACCCGGGCGCGCAGGGTCGGCATGGACAGGTTCGCTTCGTCGTTGATGTGCAGCGGCGCGGGCTTGATCTTCGCTACGGCGCGCGCCATGCGCTGAGTTGCTGAGACGTCGTCACCGACGATGCCCTGCTTGATGTGGTGGAGCGCGACCTGGCCCTCGGCGGAGACGATGCTGTTGCCGAGCTCGGCGTTGCCCATTTCCAGCGACTCGAACAGGGTCGGGATGCCGTTGTTGATGGCGGCGGCCCGGGCGAAGCCGAGACCGATGGTGGTCTTGCCCATGGCCGGCCGGGCTCCGACGACGACGAGCTGGCCGGGGGCCCATCCGCCGCACAGCAGGGCGTCGAGGTCGATGAACCCGGTGGGGATGCGGTCTTCGTTGGTCGGCGGGGTGGTGGCCCTCTCGATGACGCCGGCCAGCAGGTCGCCGACGAGCGTGGTCTCGCTGTCGCTGGAGGCGCGGACGACGCCGTCCAGCTCGGCCTGTGCCGCGGCAACGTCCTCGTCGGGGTCGAACGCTGCCGAGTTGCCTCGGAGGATGGACGCGTGGCCGTGGGCGATGAGGCGGGCGGCGATGGCCTTCTTCGTGATCCGGTCGGCGTACCAGCCTTCGCTGCCGGGCTGGGCGTGGTCGTAGAGCTGGCGGAGGTCGGCCTCGGTGAGGGGCACGGAGGCGATGCGTCCCTCTGCGCGCCAGGCCTGCAGCTGCCGGGCAACGGGCAGGTAGCGGATCTCGCCGTCTTTGAAGCTGGTGGCGAGTTCCTCGACCGCCCACCAGACCCAGCGGTAGCGGTCGTCGGTGATGTCGGCGGGGTCGAATCCCTGCATGGCGAGGTCGTCGACGATGCCGGGGCGCTGCATGGCGGTGGCGGCGAGGATCTTCTCGGCTTCCGGGTCGCCGGGGAGGTTCATGGACGGCTGGTCGTCGAGGGGGGCGTCCCACAGGTCGGTGCTCATGCGGTGGCCTCCTGATCGGCGAGGCTGGCGTTCCAGCAGTGCTGGCAGTGGCGGTCCCCGCACGGCTGGCCAGCGGTGTGCGCGGCCGCGATGCGCTCAAGCTCGGCCCGGATCTCGGGGGACTTGACGATGCCGTCGGCGATCCAGAGGGCGAGCTTCCACGTGTCGACGCTGAGGTTGATCTCCTGCGCGAGGAGCTGGCGCAGGCGGTCGTCGGCGGGCGGGTAAGCGCTCATGCGGCGACACCGCCCTTGCGGCGGTCGGCGCCTTCGAGGAAGAGCACTCCGCCGCGGCACATCTCGCCGAGGCGGGATGCGACTCGGTCGCCGACGATGTGGCTGATCTGGCCGGGCAGTACGTCGCAGGTGATGAGAACGGGCCGGCGGTTGATGTACCGCTCGTCGAAGATCTCGTAGAGGCGTTCCTGGGTCCAGCCGGTGGGCGAGACGCGGGCGGCGGCGAGGTCGTCGACGTACAGGAGGTCGGCTCGCTGGAGGGTGCGGGTCAAGGTCTTGGCGTCGCAGTCGCGGTTGTCAGGGCGCAGGGCGTCGAAGAGGGCGGTGGACCTCCAGGTCTCGATCGACGGCATGCGGCCGGTGTGGTCGACGGTGGTGGCGAGCCACTGCCGGGAGGCCTGCCACGCGGTGTGGGTCTTGCCTACGCCGATCGGGCCGGTGAGGAAGAGGCTCGGCGGGGCGTCGTCGCGGTGGCGGGCCCAGTCGTCGGCGTCGGGGTGAATGCGGATGGTGCCGCGGTAGATGGCGGGGGTGCGCTCGAGGTAGCGGTTGATGGCGTCGTCGCGGCGCTCACGGAACACGGACTGGCGCGGGTCGGGGATCTCATCCGAACTGAAGGGCACTGCGCATCTCCTTCTCGGTCATGTGGCTGGTGTCGCGGGGTGCGGTCGGCGGGCCGACGGCCCTGAGGTGTCCGCGGCGGGGCTCCTCGGGCTCGTCGTCGTAGCAGCCCTTGTTGAGCCAGGTAGCTGGGTACTTCGTGTACTTGGGGTCTTCGCCGTCCCGCTCTTTGGCGTAGCCGGCGGCCGCGGTGACGACGTGCTGCGGGTCGGCGCCACGGGCGAGGGCGGCGATCCACGCCTTGCGGGCTTCCTCGCGGGACTTCTTCTTCGGGTAGTTCAGCCAGAACGCACCGAAGGCTTCGAGGTGGTGCTCGGCCCCGTCGCTGCTGCCGCGGTCTGTCTGAGGCGGAGCCGAAGAAGAGTCTTGGCGGACGCCCACGTCCGGTCGCTGCGGACGCCCACGTCCGGTCGCTCGGGACGTCCACGTCCGCGCGGACGTCCACGTCCCCCCGGTCGTCCACGTCCGGTCGCTCCGTGCCGGATTCCGGCTCTGACGTGCCCTTCTTTGCCAGCCGCGCACTGCGGCCGCGCTCCCGGGAGGTCGCCAGCGTCCGGGCGGACGCCCGCGTCCGGTCGTCGTCCCCCGCGCGACCGCCCGAGACGACCATTTCCAGGGCCAGGTCGTAGACCGTGGGGCGCTTGTCCGCGGGCAGGTGCGCAGCCTTGCTCTGGTCGCCCTCTCGGATCAGCTTGAGTTCCTCGAGCTGGCGGAGGTCCCGGCGAACCTGGCGGGGCGCTTTGCAGGCGTAGGCGGCAAGCCGTGGCACGGCAGGGAACGCGCCACGCCCCTTGCTGTCCGCGTGGTAGGCCAGTCCTGTCAGGACGGGCACCAGCTGGGACGGCATGGGTGGGGCGTACTCGATTGCCCACTTCATGGCCTCGGTGCTCACGGGGTCTTCTTCCTGGCGGTACGGATAGGTCTGCCGGTGCAGCGCGTGGGCTGCGGCGCGGTCAGGTGGGGGCCGGTATCGGGCCGGGGCGGGTCATGCGGCGATCCGCGCGCGGCCGGCGGCGGTGATGCTGATGCGTCGCCCGCCGGCGAAGCTGTAGGCGATCTCCGCGTATCCGGCGGTGGCCACGGCGAAGTAGGTGTCCGACCGGGCGCTGAAGCCGTTGCGGCTGCCGAGACGCCACGTGGTGCGGGGGGTGCCGGAGTGGATGAGGACCGGTTCGGTGTGCTCGGCGAGGGCGCGGAGGAGCTTGAGCGCCGCCGGCGATTCCGGGTTCGGGGGCTTCTTCTCGCGCTTCGGCTTGGCCGCGGCATCAAGTTCGGCGAGCAGCTGCCGGCCCGCTTCGGTCATGCGCACCGGCGCGAAGTCGTTGTCGTCGTCGGTGACGAGGCCGCGGCCGGTGAGCGGGTAGAAGGTGCGGGCGTTGTAGCCGGCGAGGGTGTTGGGGT